TGAGGCTCAAATGGTAAAAGAATGGGAAAACTCACCTAAGGTAGTTCATGCAATTACAGATTCAGTTTCTCATAACATACCTTTGATGGGTGGCATGATAGGATTAACAAAACATTTTAGAGATAGATTTGAAAATTTAAATAATATTTTAGATAATAGAGATTATTCTGTAAAAGGAACAGACCAGGATACATTAAACGCTAAATTATACCCTATTTATGCTGCTCATGGAACTGAATCTATTATTCAGCATTACATATTAGGAATGCCAAATACATTCTTAAGTGGTTACAGAAATACTTATATTGATGAACCATTGGAAAATGTAAATGAGGTTTACAGACAAACAAACGATACTTGCGGACATATTGGAGCTGCTGGTTGGTATGAAGCACCAACAGTTAAATTTTTAAATGGTTATGACGCATATAAAGATGAATATAAAGAACTAGAATCAGATTATAAACATATATTTTTTTGGGCAAATGAATAAATTAATATCACATCATTTAGGAATGGGAGATCACATAGTACATTGTGGATTAGTAAGGCATATTTATAAAAGAGATGTTAAAAAATACGATTCTATTTTTATTTTATGTTATAGACATAATGCAAAAAATGTAAAGAGAATGTACGAAGGTTTAAATAAAATAGAACTTTTAATAATTGATAATGAAAATGAAATAGGAACTGCAATAGATAATTTTGTAGGAGACAAAGAGGACTTTCATTTAGATCAGCAAGGTTATGAACTTTACAATCAAATAGGAGACGATGCTTTTTTTGAGAATAAAAAATATGATAAAAAGTTAAGAAAAGAATTTCAGGTTAAAAGGGATTTAAAAAAAGAACTTGAACATTTTAATAATTATGCTTCAAGTCATGCAGAATATATTTTTGTTCATGATGATTTGCAAAGAGGGTATGAAATAAATAATTTACCTAAATTACCAATTGTAAGAATACCAAAAGAAGTACCTTTATTTGAATCCTTAACAATAATGGAAAGAGCGAAAGAATGCCATGTAATTAGTTCAGCATTTGTTTGTTTACTTCAATCAATGCCATCTTTAAACTCAAACGTAACAGTACATACATCTGTAAGGAATAGCTATTTAGAATCATATTTTAAAAACGATGGATTAAAAACAATATAATGGAAACACCAGGTAGTTTAATAGACAAACTTATTACAGTTGATTTAAAGATGTGGAATAATCAAGAAGCTCTTTATGAAATAAGGCGAATGACTTTTAAAGAATTTAATTTAAAATATAATGGAAACGAAGAGCTTTATTCTATTTTAAAAAAAGCCTGTGATTTAAATGTTCAACGTAATTCATTAATTTATGAATTGGACAAATTATTTGAAAATCTAACAGGAAAAGAAATGGCATTTAATCCCCATAAAACTTATTAATGGAAATTCAATTGTTAAATATGTATTTAGAAAGTGGATTGACACCTCAGGAATTTTATAATTTAATTAAAAAATTAAATGAACAATTATTTTATCAAAATATTAATCAATGATTCAACTACTAGCAACTACATACATAATAGCAAAGTTTATTCCTAAACCTATTTGGTTACATCGTAAACCATTTACCTGTCCTCTTTGCTTAACTTATTGGAGTTTCTTAATTTATCAAATAATTAACTTTACTACTTATTTTGATTTATTGACTATTCCTTTTACCTTTGCATTAATAGCTTCACTCTTTGAACGAATTAACGATAGGTACTTATGACAGAAGAAATAAAACAATCTTTGTTAAATTGGGAGTCAATGGGTAAAAACTATTCACCTACATTTAATTACACTGAATTAAACGAAATAGCAATTAAGTCAGGAAACAAACCTTTTAACTTAGGTTGCAGTGAATGTAGAAGACAATTACTTGAATTTTTACTATCAACAATCAAAGATGGAATCAGTAAACAATCCTGAACACTACGGAGGTAAACAAAACACCTACGAAGCTATAAAAGTAATTGAAGCATGGGAACTTAACTTTCATTTAGGCAATGTAATAAAATACATAAGTAGAGCAGGTAAGAAAGACAAAACAAAGTTAAAAGAAGACCTCGAAAAAGCTAAATGGTATTTAGATAGATTTATTGGTACTTTATAAGTAAAAAATAAAGAAAATGGCATCAAATTCCGACATATTAAAAAAACAGATGCTTATAGCCTTAGAAAAGCATTTAAACGTTGTTTCTACAGCTTGTAAGGAAGTTGGTATAAATCGTGATACTCATTATGATTGGTTAAAGAAAGATAAAAACTATAAGAAAGCTGTAAAAGAGATTGACAATGTAGCTTTGGACTTTGCAGAATCAGCTTTGCACCAGCAAATAAAAAAAGGCAATCCACTTTCTACTATGTTCTATTTAAAATGTAAAGCAAAGAAAAGAGGTTACATAGAGCAGCAGGATGTGAAGATAACAGGAAATATGAAATTTAAAGCAGACTTTGGCGAAAGCAATCCTATACAATCCGCATCAGAATCAGAGGAAAATTCATAATGCAATAAACAACGGAACTGAAAAATACTATGTTATCAATATAGGAAGGCAGTTCGGAAAAACTTTATTAGCATTGAATCAAATGTTATTTTGGGCTTTAAACAATAAAGGCTGTAAAATAGCATGGGTAAGTCCTGTTTATAAACAATCAAAGAAAGTATTTGAAGAAACGTTTAAGGCATTTGCAAAACGAATGGAAATATATCGAAAGGTTAATCAGTCAGAATTAATAATCGAATACATTACAGGCTCAACAATTCAATTCTTTAGTGCTGAAAGATACGATAACATTCGAGGTTTCACATTTGATTACCTGGTATGTGATGAGTTTGCTTTTATGGACGAAAAAGCATGGACTGAAGTTTTAAGAGCAACAGTACTCGTAAAAGGCAAAAAGGTTCTTTTGATTTCAACTCCAAAAGGTAAGAATCACTTTTATAAGATGCACCAATTGGATGGCACCAATGAGCAGTACAAGTCCTTCACAATGACTTCGTACGATAACCCAATGATAAACCCATCCGAGATAGACGATGCAAAGTTAACACTACCTGAAATGATATTTAGGCAGGAATACTTAGCCGAGTTTATAGATGGTTCTGCAATGCTTTTCAATAACCGGCAATTAACAGATAACAACTCTTACGGCAAAGCATTTGCTGGGATTGACTTAGGAAGGGCAGATGATTACTCGGTACTATCTATATTCAATGAGAAAGGCGAACAGTTCTATATTGAACGTTGGAGGCATAGCGATTGGGCAACAATAGTTAAGAATATCGCAAATGGATTAAAAACAAATAACGTCCAAACAGCATTGGTTGAGGTTAACTCTATTGGAGATGTTATATTTGAAATGTTACAAAAAGAATGTTCAAGCTATTGCACTATTGAACCATTTGTTACAACTAATCAAAGTAAAAAAGAAATAGTTGAATCTTTGATAGTGGCAAATCAAAACAAAGAGGTTAAATTCTTAAATGTGGACTGGTTAGACAAAGAACTTGAAATGTTTACCTATGAATACAATCCAAAAAGTAGAGTAATTAAATACAGTGCTACAAGTGGATTTCACGATGACGGGGTTATGGCATCATGTTTAAGTTTCCATGCTTACTCTAAATACAAAACAGGCAGATACACAATAATATAATTAAAAGGTACTTTTTAAAATGATGACAATTGAATTACCAAATAGCTGGCATGATATCTCAATAGAGAAATTTCCTTTAATCTATGATATTACAAGAGATAAAGATATTGATACTATTGATAGAGAAATTAGAGTTATTTCCATTTTAACAGGCATTACAGTTGCTGAAGTTGAGAAAATAAGAATCGACCAATTAAAAGAACTGATTAAGAATGTAAACTTTATTTTTAAAATGGAGTTTCCTAATTCAGTTGAGATGTTTAAGCACAATGGTTATAGATGGGTAGTAAATTATGACATCACTAAACTAAGTGCTGGGGATTTTATAAGTTTAAGCAAACTAACAGAAAGCGAAGAAAGTATTATTGGTAACTTACCTCAATTAGTTGCGATGTTTGTTAAGCCTTATAAACTAAAGTGGTTTAAGTTAAAAGAGGTCGAAATGGATTATGAACAAAAAGTCGAACATATTAAGAGTATAAATGTAGGCATAGTTTATCCTTTGTGTGTTTTTTTTTGCAAAGTTATAGAAGGTTTGTATCCTCATATAGAGGATTATTTGGTAAAACAAATGAGCGAAGCGAGGATGACAATGGAGAGCGAATTGAACGAACTGAAGAACAAAAACACTTAGATTATTGGAGTTGGTATGTTACATTGGATAGCTTAAGCGGTAAAGATAGAAGTAAATGGGACTTTTACTTAAATATGAATGTAGTTGCATTTTTAAATTATTTAAGTTACATAAAAGATAGGAATAAATGGCAAAAATAAATCAACAGCAATTTAGTGAGTTAGATAATTTTCTAAATAATTTAGAAGATAAGCTAACAGGTGAGCAGGATATTTATTCTCAAAAAGTAAATGACTTTTTAAAAAGAGTTAAAAATAATTTAGAGAAATATAAGTTTAACGCTTCAGGTAATTTATCTCAATCATTAAAGGCATTACCAATTAAACAAAATCAAAACGGAGTTACAGTAACAATTGAACTCGAAGATTATTGGGAAGACCTTGAAAAAGGAACACCAGCAAAAGGATATTCAAAAGAAAATAGAAAAAAGCTGCAGCCTAAGATTTTAGAATGGATAGGTAATAAACCTGAATTACAAAGCATAGCAGGGGACAAAAAAGGGCAAAGGTCATTATCCTATGCAATAGCAACAAACATACTTAAAAAAGGAACTATTAAAAGATTTGGATATAAGGGTAAACCATTCTTAACTGAAGAAATCCCACAATTAGAAAAAGACATTACAAAAGAATTTGAATAATGGCACTAACAATATACAATACACCAAACAGCTACGCACCCGTTTATAATCAAATGATTTTTACTTTGAGTAGTACAAACGTTGCTCAATCTAATTTTCGTTACATAGCAGATATTTATGTAAATGGTTCAAGTGATTACACTAGATTAGAAGTAGGCAGAAATCCAAGTAACAACTATGGAACATTTGATGTGGCTGGTATCATTCAAAACTTTTTAACTAGAGACTTTGAAGATAACACAACTACATTTAAACAATGTGGAAACTCGATAGCATCTTATATAGTTCAATTTGGTGAGCAATATGGGCCAAGTAGTGGAATTACTAATTATCCTAACTTAACAACAAGTTCAGGTTATTGTTTTAACGGGGTGTTCAGTCCTTTAGACTTTTTAGATTTTCAAACTAACACTTATGTACTTGAAAATAGTTCAAGTCAATTTCTTACTGATAGGCCAACATTTGAATCAAGAACAGGCGAAAAACTTATTTTAGGTTTTATGACTGATGCTGCAAACGAAGCCTACAATTTAGAAGTTATAAGCTATTATGACGAAGGTACAGTATTTAACACAGTAAGAGTTCAAAATCCTTTTACAGCGTTATCTAATAGGCAAGACCGTTCAATAAATGTAAGAGTAGATTATGACTGGTTAACTAGCTTAGTCAATGCAGACTTATCATTTGGCACTACTCCAATATTTGTTATTAATTGGGAATATTACGAAGTTAGAATTAAAAACAGCGCAGGAACGATAGTAAGTGAAACAATCCGTATTTATCCCGGCGAAGACATTTGCTCTAAGTACACACCTATCCGTTTTAAGTTTATGAATAACTATGGTAAGTATGATTATTACACTTTCACAGGTGCAATGACTAAGAACACCAATATAAAACGTAATACTTACAAAAGCAATCCAAATCAATGGAGTGGTACTAATTATAGATACTCAGCAACAAGCAGAGGATTAAGCCAATATGAAACAATATTAGACGATGCAATTACAATCAATAGTGATTGGATTACAGAAGCTGAAAGCATTTGGTTAGAGCAATTAGTAACAAGTCCTGATGTTTATATTTACGATGGCAGCAACTTAGTTTCTGTAAATATTACAGATAGCAGTTATCAAACAAAATACGAAGCTAGTCAGCAGCTATTTAATTTAGTGGTTTCATTTACTTACTCACAAAACAGAAAAAGACAAAGAAGATGATTTTAACTAAAATTTACATTAACAACGAGCAGATAGATTTAAAAGAAGATGTTTCAATACCTCTTAACTTTAACATTGCTGATATTAGAGAACCTGAAAAACGCAGCACTACATGGAGCAAGACTGTTATACTACCAGGCTCTACTTTTAACAATGAATTGTTTTCAAATATATGGAATGTTAATGCAGTCATTAATAGTACAGGTACTACTAACTTTAGCCCGAATTTTAATCCGAATTTAAAAGCAATAGCAGAAATAACTTACAATGAGGCAACACAGTTCAAAGGGATTTGTCAATTGTTAAATGTTAATGTTACTGATAAATACGAGATTGAATATGAGGTTGCTTTCTTTGGTGAGTTGCAGAATGTATATCAAAATTTTACAAATGGTTATTTACGTGATTTAGATTTAAGTGAATACAATCATACATACAGCAAAGATAATCAAGTAACAAGTTGGAGCGCACCAATAGGTATTGGCTATGTTTATCCGATGATAGATTATGGTTTTAGAATAAATACAGAATTTAAAGTAACAGAAATGTTCCCTTCTATTTATGTAAAAACTATAATTGATAAAATGTTTAGTCAAGCTGGGTTTACATATCAATCAGTATTTTTTAATACAGAATTATTTAAAAGACTTATAATACCTTATTCAGGTGGTTCAACTTTACAATTAACAACTGATCAAATAAAAAATAGGACATTTAGAGTTAGTAAAACAAGTTCACAAAGTATAAATATAGATGCAAGTTATACTAATGAAGCTGCAAGCCCTTCAATTCCTTATAATGAAATTATTACATTTCAAGATGAAACAACACCACCAAATTATGATACAGGAAATGTATTTGGATTTAACACAACTTTTCAAGCATCAAAAAGTGGAAATTATAAATTAAAGTTTCAATTTCAATTAAATATAACACATAATTGTAGCACACCAACAGCATATATTGAACGTTATTATGAATTAGGAACTATTTATATAATATCATATTCTAATGGCATTGCATCTATTCCTGTAATTTTAAAACCAAGTGATAATTTTCAAAACGTACCTGATTCATTAAATGTTTCAGCAGGTGCAAGTCAAACTGTAACCCAAGGAACTACAACATCAAGCGTAGGTGGTTTATTAGAAGGTTCCTTATTTTTATTTGAAAATGATACAGCACAGGTAATATTTGCACCAGCATTTGGAAGATGCTATAAAGCTACATCAGGATCATCTACATTTCAAAATCAAGCTACTTCATATCCAACTGTTAACATATTAAATGATTCAGTATTTTATGCTTTAATGGAAGATACAACTATAAGTGAATCTGACAATATAGTTATTTCAAATATTTTACCTGATAAAATAAAGCAAAGTGATTTTTTTAACTCTATAATTAAAATGTTTAATTTATTTGTAGAAGTAGATAAAACAAATGCAAATAAACTTATAATAGAGCCAAGACCAACATTTTATAACACATCAACAATAAAAGATTGGACAGATAAATTAGATTACTCAAAGGAGACAAAAATAATTCCAATGGGTGAATTAAATAATAAAACTTATTTATTTACATACAAACAAGACAATGATTATTTTAATAGTAATTATTTTAATAATTATACAGAAGTTTATGGACAAAAAAAATATGATATTGAAAACGATTTTTTAAAAGGTGAAGTAAAAACAGAATTAATATTTAGCCCAACACCTTCTGTAAATACAATAGGCCATGATAGAGTAATTCCAAAAATTTACCAATTAGATACTAATGGCACTATTAAAACTTGTCAATCTAATATTAGAATACTTTATTATGGTGGCTTAAAAGATACATCTTACCCATGGAAACACATAACAAGTACAGGTGGTCAATTTATAAATAATCAATATGCTTATTGTGGTCATTTAGATAGTATAGATAATCCAACTATTGACTTAAATTTTGAAGTACCAAAACAAGTTTATTACTCATTAGAAAAATATACTTTAAATAATCTTTATAATAAATATTGGAAAGATTACATTGAACAGATAGCAGATAAAGATTCAAAATTATTTGTAGGTTATTTCTTAATAGATGAATGGGATATTCAAAGTTTAGATTTTAGAAACACATTCTTTTTTGAAAATGAATATTGGAGATTAAATAAGATAATTGATTATGATAGAGTAAATAATCAAGCAACTAAATGTGAGTTTGTAAAATTAAAAACATTGCCACCTTATGAAGATGACAATGGATTTGATACAAATGGTGGTGTTTTAGAAGGTGTTGATATTTCACCAACACAAAGAAACTCATTTTACAATGATAATGTAGTAACTGAAGGCGCAATAGTAAGCGGTAAAAATAATACTATACTTTCAGGCAATGGAGTTATAATAGCAGGAAATGAAAACTTTGTAGGTAATAATAATCAAAATGTTTCAATTTTAGCATCTTCGGGAATTACTGTTTATCCAAGTTCAAATAATGTTTCTGTAACAAGTTCTACAGGTGTAACTGTATTAAGTGGAATTTCAAATGTAAGTGTAACAAATAGTTCAGGAATAACAGTAACAGAATCCAATGTAACTTATAACAATGGAATTAAGACTTTAAACAATGTATCTTATAAAAAATATGTTGCTTTACTTAGTCAGTCAGGAGTTACAGCACCTACAGTAGTAGAGTTAGAAACTACAATGAGTTCAGGAATAACAACAAGTTATGATTCAACAGGACTTTATAAATTAATTTCAAATGGAGAGTTTACAGTAGGCAAAACAATAGTTTTATCAACACCAACAAGGAGTGATGCTTTTATTGCTGTTATTCAAAGTTCTGCAAGTGAATTATACATAAATACAAAAGACATAACAAGTGATACTCCATTCATTCCTAATGCAAATGATTTGTTAGATAATACAGCAATCGAAATACGAGTTTATTCATAATTGGTACTTAAAAGATAATGGCAAAGACTACAATTGAAATAGATGTAAACACAGGCGACTCGGCAAAGTCGCTTAGTGATTTAAGAAATGAGTTTAAGGATATACAAAAACAACTTTCAGGATTAACACCAGGAACTGAAGAGTATATTAATGCTTTAAAGAGATTAGGTGCTGTTAAAGATGACATAGGCGACCTTAAAGATGAAATCAATGCTTTTGCAGGTGCAGATAAGAAAATAGCTGCTGTTACTAATGTAATGGGTGGATTAGCAAATGGTTTTCAAGCTGCTCAAGGTGCTGCTGCTTTATTTGGTCAAGATAATGAAGCCTTAAATGAAACAATGGTTAAGCTACAAGCTACTATGGCTATAACTCAAGGCATTCAAGGACTTGCGGGAATGGGCGATAGTTTAAAGGCTGTTGGTAATCTTTTAAAATCAACAACCATTGGAACACAGGTTGCAACTGTTGCTCAAAGGATTTATAATGCTGTAATGGCTGCAAATCCAGTAGGATTACTCATTGCAGGATTAACAGCTTTAGTTGGTGTTATTGCATTAGTAGTAAATGCAATGGGGGATGAAGATGAAGCACAAAAAGAGGTTATTGCTAATAGAGAAAAAGAATTACAGTTAATGCAAGAAGCCGACAAGGCAATGCAGAAAGAAACTGATTTTAGAAAAAGTTTAGCAGAGGCACAAGGTAAAAGCGCACAGGAATTAGCAGCATTAAATGAAGAGTTAAGCAAACAAAGAATAAAGAGAATAGATGAAGAGATAAAAACAGCTAACAAATTATTTAAAGATAGACTTGTATTGATGAAAAATACAAGTGGAGATGAATATATAGAATTACAAAAAGCTAATTCAGATACTTTAAAGTTGATGAAAGATTTAGCTAATGAAAGATTAGATATTCAACGAAATTTACAAATACAAAATGCAAAATTAGAAACAGAAGCTAATAAAGCATCAGCTGAAAAATCCAAACAAAGAGTAATAGAGAAAAAAGAAGAATCAAATAAAGAGTTTGAAGATGCTTTAGCAGAAGCTGAAAGGTTATCTAATATTGAAATTGAAAAAGAAAAAAAATTAGAAGAACAAAGAGCAGCGAGACTAAAACAAATGCGAGACCAAGAAATCGCAGAGCAAATAAAAGCAGATGAAGAATATGGTAAATTATTAGAAGAAAAAGCTAAAAAAGAAGAAGAAGAAGAAAAGAAAGCATTAGAAAATAAAAAGAAAGCAAAAGAGCAAGAAGTTGCATTAACATTACAAGGTCTTCAATCAATTCAATCTTTAGCAGATGCTTTTGCAGGTAAAAGTGAAGCAAGTCAAAAGAAAGCATTTCAAATTAAAAAGGCTGCAAGTTTAGCACAGGCAACCATTGAAACGTACCAAGCTGCACAGTCAGCATTTGCAAGTCAAATGGCAATTCCAACACCTGACGCACCAATAAGAGCAAACATAGCAGCAGCCATAGCAATAGCAAGTGGATTGGCACGAGTAGCTGTAATTGCTAAAACTAAATTTGAAGGTGGTGGCGGTGGTGCAAGTGGTGGCGGTGGCGGTGGTAACTTAGGAACGTTTAGCCAAGGAGGTGGTGGTGGCCAGCCCCCGCAAGGGTTAACAGCACAGAATACAGTAACTCAACTTAATCCTGATGGCACAGTAGCAGGACAAGGAAATAGAGAAGCTGCACCAATGAAAGCGTATGTAGTAGAAAGTGAAAGTAGAGCAGTAACAGAAAGAGTAAACAAATTAAGTAATAATTCAAAAATAGGATAACATGGAAAATTTACCAGTTTATAAATTAGTAATTGATGATAGTGATGAATTAGGAGTTGAGTACATCGCTTTGGTGGACCAACCTGCAATAGAGACCAATTGGCATGCATTCAAAGAACATCAATTTGAAAGTTATACTGATTACCCAAAACAAGCTAGTGAGAATGCTAAAATAGCTTTAAGATATGCAGAAGAAAATGGATGGGGTGATTGTGGAGAGGCCACAGGAAAAATTCGTGCAAACCAGTTAGCAAAGGGTTTACCCATCTCGAGAGACACGATTGCACGCATGGCATCATTTGAAAGGCATAGACAAAACTCACAAAAAGAGTTAGGCGATGGATGTGGTAGGTTAATGTGGTTAGCATGGGGCGGAGATGCAGGAATTGAATGGGCGCAAAGAAAATTAGAGCAAATTGATAGAGAAAAAATGGTTGTAAACCCAAGAGCAGGTGAAAGCAAAGATGAATTTGTTTCACGTTGCATTGCAGTTGAAATAAATGCAGGAAAAGAACAAGACCAGGCTGCTGCTATTTGTTATACTAAATGGGATGAACAAAACATGAAAGCTCAGTTTAAATTCTTTGCAGATAAAGAACGTAGATTGATTAGCGGAGCATTAATGATTTCAGATTTACCAATTTATAGAGCAGATGAAAGTGGTGAATACTATGTAGTGTTTGATAAAGAACAGATTGAAAAAATAGCACAGCGTTTCTTCAAAAAAGGATTTACTCATAACGTAAACATGATGCACGATAGCGAAAGACAAGTTGATGGTGTTTACATGGTTGAATCTTTTATTATTGACAAAACTAGAGGCATCAAAACACCTGAAGGCTACCCTACATTAACAGAGGGTTCATGGTTCGGAACTTTCAAAGTAGACAATAACGAAGTTTGGAATGACTTTATAAGAACAGGAGTGTTTAAAGGTTTTAGTGTTGAAGGTGCTTTTGCTCATAGAAAGCTAAAAGATGCGCCTGTAAGCGTTATCGAAAGTCTAGCCGATAGAATACACAACTTAAGAAAAAAAGT